ATTTGTTGTTTAAACGAGTTTGCAACTGCTTGTGTTATAGCCATAGTTTACTCCTGTTATCCTTGTTTTTGAATTCGAGGTGAACCTTCTAAGTATTCATCTCGTCTTCTTCTTCCCATTTGTTCAATAGAGAATCCTTGTAATGCAGAAGTATATTTCTGTTCATACAACTGAATTAAATCAGCAGGACCCTTTAAAAAACCATAAGCCTCAACTAGGCATGCATATAATAAACCAGTTGGGAATTCCTGACTTAAATATGTAGTCGTAGTAATAGCCGATAATCCAGCAGGTTTCAAGATATAATTTAACTGCATGGTATAATTTTTATCAGGGATAGGGGCTAAAACTATGTTTTGTTCATCCCAATAACTGAAATATTTAGGTAATCCTTGCTCTTGATCAGGATTATACTCATTAATAAAGCTTGTTTCTCTATATTCTACAACGCTTGCGTTACCACTAGAATCTATGATTTGAGCTTCTCTAATAATTAAAGTTTGATTAGTTAATAATGGTGTACTTACATAAGCTTGCCCTGCAATTATTGAAGCTGTTGCATATTTTCTATTATTATCAGAATCTACATCTCTTTGAATTCTCCATTCAGCATCACCAATAAATCCATCAACAATACTTTGTGTAAATACATTTGAATCTACCTCAGTATAGTTTCTAATTTTAGCTGTTAATTCTGCGTATGTCATATTAAGCTTGTAAAGTTACTGGTCCTGAAGAACATTGTTCACCACCACCAGAAACATCTCCTTTAGTAGCTGTATCAGAACTTTTAAAATAATAATAGTTTAATGTATTACTAACAATACCTAATGAATTTATTTTTCCAACTGTAATAGTAAATCCATTTGAATTAGATATATCTGTTACTCCATCAAATGATTGTACATTTTGAAATGAAGTCTCTTCTGTAGAATTTCCAGCAGTTAATACTATAGGTTCTCCTCTAAATGCTACAATGTTACCAGTGTCGTACCCATGATCTTCTTGATAAACATTTATATAAGTGTTGCCTGCATATTTAACAGTTGTAAATGGATTTGGTGTTAATAAATTTAAAACAGGTGGTTCTTTTCTATCTGGTTTCGCCCATTGTAATCCTTGTGGATCAGCAGCATGTGGTTTTGGTTCTAATTGAGGATGTTTAGGTTCAAATTCAGAAATATGTACCCATGATCCATTCCATTCTTGAACCATTTCAACATATGGAAATCTTTGACCAGATCGGTCAGAAATTCTATATGCATATTTACCTTTTGATAGATTAGACATTTGGATAATAATTTCTTGGAGTTATAAATGAACTAGAAGCAGATCCATCATTTTCTAAGGCTCTCTTCAATTCATCTTCGTATAATAATCTCATTTGTTCTGACTTTTGTGGATTCTTTTTAACAGACATATAATAAGAAAGTCCAGCAACCATACATGGAACAAATCTATAAGGAACATCTGTTATATTTTGATATGCTCCAACATCTTGAATTCTACTTGCATAGTAATAATGAACAACATTATTTAATTGGTATTGACCTGGTTGTAAATAAAGAGTGATTGTAACTTTATCTATAAATCTTTGAACCCAATACTGTGTTGGTTGTCCTGTTGAATATTTACTTGATAAAGAATTGTAAATTGAACGACTAATCTTAGTAAGTGGAAAATCTGCAACAGGAGTTTGTAATGTATTTCTATAAGTTGCTTCTAAAATATCATCTGGTCCATAAGTAATTGAATTATAATCATATACAGCAGTATTATCTGCATGAGTTGCAGCTGTTGTACTATTTGCACCTCTTGTGCAACCTGTGATTTGACTATTAGCTGTATCTGTTCCTGTGTAAGTAATTTGCTCTGATCCTATTAATAAAGTTCCAGTAGTTGGAAATTGCCAAACTGAATCTAATGTAATTGTTGTTTGTGATGCTGTAATTGCACCATCTAAATAACTTAAAACTCCATCTGAAGTTCCATCTGAAGCTGAACGATAAATGGTATATACACTTTGGTTTGGAACCATTGATATACTATTTTGTTTTACTTCCCAATAATGAAGTCCGCGATTAGACCATTCTTGAAACATTATATTCAATGATCTTCTTGCCGATTTCATATCAAAACCGGTATAATTCATTAAACCTATTCTTTCAAAAGATTCTTGTACTATATCATCTATAGCAAAAGTTTTTTCAAAAATAGTTGTTCCAGAAGTAGTTGGATAAGCCATTTAGCCTCCTACTTGTCTATCAATAGTGTTACGTTAATTCCTGAATTATTTATAACACCAATACCATCAACAACACCTGATGCAGCTTTTTCTGCATAATTAATTCCATCTTCTGGAAGATTTAATATTACTGATTGACCTGCGCCAACTGATATAAGCATATAAACTTGTGTATTAGTTGAAGTGCTTACTGTAGTTGTATTTGCTAATCCATTAATAATAGCTGTTCCTGAAGTTCCAACTGATTGAGCAATGATTCCTCTTAATCGTGTTGGTCCTGCCCATAGAACCGCAGTAGAAATGTTACTTGCACATACTACCGGTTTGACATCACCTTTAAAACTCATTTTTTATCTCCTTAAATTAAGAGCTCCCGAAGGAGCTCTTAAAAATTAATTATTATGAACTTGCTATACTTGTACTTGGTGCATTCACCATCTTCCAAGTTGTTCCATCAGAAAACACATATCCTGCAACACCAGAAATACAGTTACTTGTAAAAGTCATAACTCCTCTGTTTGTAGTTGCTAATAAAGTTGTTCCTGAATAAGTTCCAGAAGCAATAATAAGTGTAGTAGTATTTGAAAATGAATAAACTACATTACCACCTTGTTGTGTATCATCAGTTGTTCCTGATACTCCTGCATTTGGGTTTGGTCCACCAATGAATCCATTGAATGAACAGACTGGACCCGTAAACGTTGTATTTGCCATAGTATGTTCTCCTAGTTATTCCAATGCAGTCTCTAGGCCGTCGACTATACGCGTCCGCATCAGAAAGTTAAGTATAGTAGTTAAAATATAACTGAATTTATTGAATAGCGCAAGGAATACCTACATCGAAAATACGTTTTTTCGGATATAAGTAGCTTTTTAGCTAGCTACAGAAAACTCAGGAGCTGCATTATCTACCATAATTTGTCTATGAGCTATTTCAGCTTCAGACATTTTAATTTGGTTAATGATTTCACGAATTTTTTCGTCAATCCTAACCATATCAAGAGTATATTTACCCTCTTGAATGTAGTGTTGCTCCCAATCAAGTTCTAATGCTCTCTTCTTTGTGTAAAGAGCTTGAACTGATATCATCTACAACCTCCTCATAGGTTATCCAGCATTTATCTTTAGTAAAAGATCTATTGCTGTCCTTAAATAATACCTCATTTTGTCCTATTTTGTCAAGGATAGCTTGTTCTATATCTTTCGCGTTGTCTTCAGAGTTAACATCAAAATTAGCCATGTATCCATAAGCTTTAATTTTTACATGAAACAATTTTGTCATAATTCTTTCTTTCTAACATAAAAAAAGGGAGCCCGTAAGGGCTCCCTTTAAATAAATAATGCTTAAATATTAAGCACCTGGAGAACCGTAAAGTCCTCTTGGGTCAGACCAACCAAAAGAGTATCTCTCTCTTGCTTTGTATCTAACGTTACCTGTATCGAAGTCGCCTTCCATAGCAGTTTTGATAGGTGCTCTTACAAACATTTTCATTCCATTTGGAACGTCAGTTTTGATAAAGAAAGCATCTGTGTCTGTTAAGAAGTTATTAATAACATAACCTTCTTGAACAAGACCCATTGATCTAATTGCGTTAGTATCATTATCAGCAGTACCAGTTCTTTGGTTAGATTTCATCAATCTTTCCGCAGTAAACTGAAGTTCAGGAGGAACAATCATCTTGATTCCTCTTGCAGCGATTTTAAGACCACGTTCGTCAGTTAAAGCATTGATATCAATCAAAGCTTGTTCTAATGAAGTTTCATTAAGATCGGCAGCAGTTGATAATGTGTTTTTAAATGTTCCAGCAATTGTCGGATGGTTAGTCGCTAATAAAGCAACTCCGTCACCACCTGGATAACTTGCGCTGAAAGCATTGTTTAACACGTTAGCAGCAGTTACTTGCTTAGTATTCGCCATAGATCTAGCTAAAGCTTTTGTATATCTAGACGCTAGTCTGTCATACAAGTTGTCTTCGATCGCTTCTTCAGTGATCGCAAACGCTAAAGCAATAGTGTTATGCGTATATCTAGCTGTGAAAGTTTCTTGAGCATTGTCAAATACCACGCCTGAACCTTCAGGTTTAATTTGGGCATTTGCAAATCCTGATAACATTACTTCCTCTTCGAAAGCCCTGTCAGAATTTTCAATGTCAAAAATCTCTAAGTGCTGATTTTCGTATCGTTTATATTCAAGACCGAATAGTGCATTCAATCCTGGTTCTAGTTCTTTAACTAGTTGTCCTCTTGATATAGCCATGATTTATTCTCCTATAGTCCAGTAAATTGTTTGTAGAAATGATTATTAATGATAGCAACCACATTACAATTAGTAGTGTAAGTTGTAGCATTTAATTTATCATTCTCACCAGAATCATTAGTAACACCAATAATTCTAAGTTGAGAGCTAGTTGTAACTCCTACTGTCGATGTATTAATTTGAACTTTCGAAAGATAGTTCGCTGAAGATCCAGCTGTGTAAACTATGTTCGCGTTCGCAAATATATCAGCAATAGCAAGTGTTGAGCTAGCTT